GTCTTGTTAGAAGCTAATGCGCTAAGAATAACCAAAGTGGCAGACGCACCAGCGGTTACAACAGTCGCAGTTGGATCTGTGATAACAGCTGTTACCAAGCTAGATTTGGTATTGTTTTTAAATGTGCTTGCCATTTAACTCAGAGCAACAATAAGGGCAAGGTTATCAGTAGAGGTAAACGTACCTGCAACAGTGAGTGCACCTGAAATGGTCACGTTACCAGGAATTGTAACAGCCCCTGCTGAATCAATTGTAAGCCTAGCAACACCGCCGGTAACTAAAGCAATCTGGTCGGCACCAGGGCTATAAAGACCTGTGTTTGGGTCTCCAGCAAATTTAAGTGCGCAGCTACTTAAAGACCCAAGCGAGAATGCTGTATTTGTGCCATCTTCGCGAAGCAAAGGAAAGCCACCGACCTGCACGGCATCATGAACCACACAGGTCTTCTTAGTGGTATCAACTGTTACCTCACCGTCCGCACCAGTGAAGGTAGAAGTATCTCCCGTCGTACCTCTTCGAAATTGTACCTGGGTAGCCATGCTTCCTACAATTATTCCCCTATTCTAACTCTACATCTACGGTGCATTCAAACACAACTATTAGCTGCTTTAGAATAATAAAAAGTCAAACCGATAAAAGTGACGCCAGAATTAATTGTGGCTGTTCTTTCTGGCAGTGCAGGCGCGTTTGCCGGTTTATCGCGAGCTTTAGCCAACTTCAACAAAAAAATCGAGCGTCGTTTTGAAGTAATTGAAAAAGATCTCGATAATTTTCAGGATCGTGTTATTCGCGATTACGTTTTAAAAGAAGATTTCCTAAGGGAAATGCAAGCAGTCCATACCAAACTCGATCGAATTCTGGATCACATCCTGAATCATCCACGCTAATCAAATTGCGACCCAGGCGGCTGTCGCAGCGTTATACATAAACAGACCTGGGACTAATTTATCGTAGTGAAGCTGACCATCTACGGGATTAGCTGGCTTGTTATTGAAATTAGAAACTACCGCTTTCGTGGTTTGCCAATTGGTCCCGTCATACAATTTGTGAATCTGCGTGCTTGACGTATCTAACCACGATTCACCACGACTGAACGAACCAAAACCGACACTAGGTGTGTTGGGAGCAGTCGCGCCCACAAACGTAGGCCCAACTTTAATCAGGCCGGTGGATGGAGAGGCTGTGCTATCTGCGAAGTAAAGTCCTGGATCACCAGGGTTGTTATTGATCGCAATCTCTGCTGTCCCTAAACGAATTGGGAACGGGCGATCATATAAAACGCTAGAACGGCGCGATAAAATCTGTACAGCCATAACTACGAGTTAATGTAGAAACCACCGTCAACCACGGTGTCTTGTGCAGTCAAAGGAGAATATGTGTCACAGTCTATCGTACTTGTAGCAGATGGGGGTTCAACTGGGTTGCCATTTAAATAAGTCCCACCAAAAACTAAACCGAACTCAAAATCAGGTACATAATTAATAAGAGGCTCATCCAGCATCCCAAATTTTGTATCTTGAATCTGAGTTGGTTGTAAATTTAATAGCTTGCTCATCATATTGAGCATCCGATTTGTTGTATTTACCTCAGTCCCAGCACGATCAATTTCGCCCTCAATATTCCGTCTAATACTGTCCGTCATCATCATGGTCAGCAATTGGGGATCATAATCCGCGACCTGTTCGGGTTGGTTTCTAGAACCAGTAATCGATTTACCTCCAGTCCACTTCATCCCTTGCTGCATCATCACAAGACGTTCAGCACTTTGGTACAGACGCTCATTCTCTTTTCGAAAATTCTCATAAAACTTATCTAAAGCAACACCGACAGGTTTATCATTCGGTTCAAGAATCCAAGACTGGACAAAATCGTGTTCCCGTAAATTGCTAACAGTTACATAGCCACCCGTTGATTTACTAAAAGGGTAAATAACAACAAAAGTATTTTTATCAGGGACACTTGTTATGGTGTATTGGCCAGAAATAGCGTCTCCACTTGTGAAATCAAGTTGAATTCTTGTATTAGCAAGCAAACCGTGATCTGAAGCGATTACGGTAATATTTGGTCCCGATTGAGAGTAGGTAGCGGCAAGTGCGATAGGCTCATTTCCTTCATCGTGAAGAATAGAAAACATGGCAGCATAAATATGCTTGCACCAGCGGATTTGGTAATAGTACAGATTTGGATATGAAAACTCTCTCTTGTCTTGATAATCCGGTAGCTGATAAAAATTACTGGTTACTGTATAGCCTAAATCTGAGAATACGCCAGGGTCGTCTCTAATCTCACTAATAGTGTTGTCATCGTTCTGGAGATCTCCAGGCTTCGTAGACGAGATTGACGTGACCGGAAATCGTTTTCCTGTGCGCTCGCTGTACAAATTATAACTATCTCGGCGCATAAAATCTTGACAGGAGCACTGCCAACGAAGGTCCGTCGTTAAAAAACGCCCAACCTCAAATCCACGAGTTGCTGGTACGTCAGTTATGTATTTTGTATTTACAGTGCGAGTACCATAGCTATCGTCCCGCTGAAAAATAATTTCATTGGTACTTACGTCAACGCCAGTAACTGTGTACCCGACATAATCGTCGTAACGAAAGCCTGGAATTAGTCGATTAACAATAAGAGTTCCGCTTGTAAGACCACTATCGATTGTCTCAAAAGTTAATTGCGTACTACTTGTGACCGTAATGACATATTGACCTGACGAAACAAGACCCGCTGTAACGGCTACAAATATCTTATTACCTGTCGACAAGCCGTGTACTGCTGTACAGTTCACGGTGACCGTAGAACCAGTCCTGGAGTAAGTACTAAAAATGCCAGGATCTCGCTCTACGACGCGATCTACAAGGCGTTCACCCGCAAAGAAACGAACAGGTGTTGGAATAGAACGTAAACGTACCCGAGAAGTAGTCCATCGTGAATCGTCGAATACAGTCGAAAGATAATAAATTAGATTCCCGCTGGTAGTGAAAGGATTTGTTGCTGTGACTGTGAATGTATTTTGAGTCGTGCTAGTAATAGTTAGCGTTTCATCGACGGCTGCCCCAGTCTGGTAATCTAAATAAACGCTCTCGCCTACCAGTAAACCGTGGTCACTCCGTGAGATGGTTACTGTCGTACCTGATTGCGAATAAGTGGCAGTTACTGCTGCTCCTAAATAGCGTACGGCAAGAATTGGAAGACCAAAATTGTAAAAATTAAAGCCATTAGCATCACGCATGCCAACAATTTGTTCTCCAATCTCTTTATCTGTCGTTGGAAACGTGAAAACACGCGCAGGGATAAAGACACCAGGGAATTGTTGAAATGTACAATACATCCGGAAGTCGCCTCTTGATCGGCGTTCCTCCGCGAATGAACCTAAAACACTTTGTGTAATTGTATAAAGTTCATACCCACGTCTCCATCTTGTCCAAAGAGAGTCATAATCATAAAAACGAATACGACTCTTTAATTCAGTATTTTTGGGTAGGAATTGAAATTTTTGTGTCTCTTTTGCATAATCCGGAACTGCTTTGAACGGGTTCTCGTCAGGAAATTTTCCAAATTTGGCACCATTAAAAGTCTTCTTCGATGGGGGATCGAATCCGCCAACGTTAAAGGCCATAATGTTGAATCAATAATAGCCAGCTTGGACGCCGACGTAAAAACCACTGGTCAGTGACGTATTCCCAGAAACGGCAGCGTACAATGCCTGGCCACGCTGGAGCATCAGTCCCCGCATCTTAGGTGCCGTGGTGCTGTACGCACTCGTAAAGCTATCCCCAGCCTGAACAACAGGATGATTGATCAGAGGGAGAACATTGTTGGTCGTCAGACTGTAAAACTGATTTTCATAGGTTGCAGGGACACTGGCAACAAATAAAGGGAACAGCTGGTTAGTGTTTGTAATTGTCCCCGTATTTACAAGATAAAAGCAAATATCTACTGGCAAACGGCAGCTAACATTGCCTGTGATCGGACCAGAAACGCTGGGAATCGTTCCAGTGAAAGTTGTTGGCGTGACCGCAGTAACAGGTACAGCTTGATCAATCGGAACGGTACCTGAACTATAAGAAGTAAAATCTAAATAAACTTTCTGACCAACCTGCACATTGTGGCCACTAGAAATAGTAACCACAACACTTGTCCCGTTCGCAGAATAAGTACCGGTTGTCGCTGCTGCTGCGTCAATAAATTCGATATTACGTTTTGAATATTGAAGCCAAATCTCATCAATATATGCACCACTGATTGATGTGTCAGTTAAAGCAGAGTCTACATCAAATACTTTAGTCGCATTACCGACGGCAGTTGGTACCAAACTGGTAGAAAATGCTTGGCCAGCCGCAACGGTCAATAGAGTCGATGACGTTGCCGGCCTATCGACCATTGCAGGCTGCTTGTTACTTGATGACGAGGCCAACTCTTTTACCTAGACGCAGTTGAATTTATTGTAGCGCAGCTGCCTTTTTAGCTGCCTTTTGTTTTTTCTTACTTTCCAGCCAAATTTGAAAATACTGTAACTCAGCTGGAGAGTACAGATCAGGATGCTTCAGGGCGTCCTTTACCAGTTGCTTTTTCTTTGTCATGGCGCCGTCCTCGCTTGCTTTCTTCCAGTCTAACGCGAGCTTTCTTTACGGCAGAACGACGACGCTCTTTATCACTACCTTCTGTTTCGGTACCTTTGCCGCCCTCTTCATTTTTCTTCTTGAAGTGGGCCAGCAACTCAGGCGGCATGGATTTTTTCTCGGTCATTTTAAATACCGCTAATGTCTAGATTGCGGAGCTCTGCACCGCCAACAAAGGGTGGAGGTAACGTGGGAGGCTGTCCAGTACCTGACACTAAGTCTATTCCAAGTGCGCTTCCAGCCTTACGCCTAGGCTCTCGAGATTCCGCAAATTTCTCTCCGCCTGAATAGCCTGGGCGTTCATAAGGCTCTTTATCCCGATTTAAACCGTAATAATATCCCAGTCTTGTTGTTGGTTTAACCACCTCGTTTCCTCCGGGAAGCTAATTCGACAGCACGGCGTGCTTTCCTGGCCCGTTCAGTATTCGAAACAAATTGTTTCCCTTCTCTGGATTCCCGCTGCTTCTTTTCATCAGTCCGCTGACGCTCCTCTGGTGATAACCTTGCCCAAGCTTCACGAGGTAGATAGCGTTCCGTGCTCTTTTGTCCGGGTTCAATTGCTTTGTCGGTCATCACTCTCCTTTAATTGATCCGCCATACAACCAAGCATCACAAGTGCGAGCACTGGCGCATTTAAATTTAAATAGCTGACAATACCCGAGATCTGCTCTTTCTAAAACATCAGTAGGATCTGCAGCTTGCGATTCGTTGATTCCCTCTAAAATACACTCCAAAAGTTTATTTGATTGATCAAACGCAGCGCAGTTCCCACATAAAGCTGTTTGAGCAGTTTCTACATCTGTGTTCCAAAGGTCAGCTTTTTTCTCCCAAAACCCAGGATCAGGGTAGTCAGGATTCAGTGGGCCGTACCTAAAGTTGTCAATCGTCCAGTTACGGTTTTTTAGATTCTCTTTAATGTCAAGAGTTGCCTTGGGGCAAGCCGGACCAACTGCAGAAACAGTTTTATTCAATAAAATAGCGGCTTTTGGGTCCATCCTCAAGCTGCAGCAACATGGAAGGTAACCGTGGCCGCAGTTCCACCTGCTTCAGATACAAATACTGGACGAATAAACTTCACGGGCCTACCAGCTACGCTCAGGCTGTAAGTACCGTTGGCAGTGTACTGCGTACTGGCAATAATAGGCGCAAAATTGGTTCCGTCAATGCTGCCCTCTAATGAAACGTTAACACTTGTGTTAATCGTTGCAACGATCGTGATTAACGTGTAATTGGAGGTAGAAAAAAGATTGTTCTCTGCAACCTGGATGGTGTTGCCGTTACCAGGGGCAGTCAAAGCTGTCCCAACATTAAAAATTGTGTCTGAAAAGGTGGTGTTGACGGACATCTCTGTTTAGTACCCTGTAGTAAATTCTAAAGCTACTTGCCTTTCTTCTCGTATTCTTCTTTTGTCATCCAATCCTGTTCACCCCAACGTTTGAGTGACTTTTGCCCTTCAGTCTTTTCACCCTTATAACCACCACCGCGTTTTTTATACGCTTGTGCTAAAAGTTGGGCCTTCCTGGCGCTCCATTGACCCGGTTTACCACCTTTAGACCCTGCTTTGATTCGAGCTTTTAACCGCTCACGCAGCTCTGGTTTTGTATAAGCCATTTTAAGTCATCAATTGGGGAGTTTGCCCAAAGGCTGCGGTTAACAGCGCTGCCGGATTAATCATCGACTTAACTTGCGGTTGTTGTGTGTATAACGAATCCTGAATATATGACGATAAAAAGTCGGCGCCAGGTTCTTGTTCTTTTTTCCTTCCGCCCATGACGTAAATATACGTATCACCCCCAGAAGAAACGGGCTGCTGTGCACTGGGAGCAGGAGCTTGTGACGCGATCTCGGCCTGTTTCCCACCCTTTGTATGGAGCAACCGAATTTCGTAGGGCTTACCTTCTATATCGGTAGTTCGGATTGTACCGTATCCTTTACCAGGAGTAAAAGTCCCTGGGCCTTCCCAAGTAAGTGGAGTTTTGGCGCCGATAGCGTAATCCTGCCCCATGTGCTGGGTTGAAGCACCAGCAACAGGAGCAGCGCGTTTACCAAAAGGAGAGGTGATGGTGAAGCCGGGTTTCCATTCCTCTCCTTGTTTTTGCCAGAGCGGTTTACGCTCCTTACCAACTTTTAAACGTGTAAGAAGGGAGCGGATGCTGCCAGGATCAATATACTTTCCATCTTTAAGCACACGGACATCAAGATGCGGTCCGGTCGTCGGGAAAATATCTTCGCCAGGGGCGGCAACATAACCAACGTCTAGCAATGAAGACATTAATTTTCTCCTCCTAAGTAATTAGGAGTTTGGAACACTGCTTTCGTCAAAAGAGCAACAGGGTCGATTCCAGTTTCTAATTTTTGTTTAGGAATTTCTGTTAACGAAGCAAGGTTAGAAAGTCCCTGGAATCCTGGTTTGAATTTATCGGTGTAACCGCGCAAGAAGTCTAATCCGGGATCCTCTCCGTAGATAATGTAGGTGTTTCCTTTAGGTCCAGTAGCTACCTGCTCAGGCTTCTGCTCGGTTGCTTGCTGCCCTAGCTGCTGAGCAGCTTGTTGAGCCTGCGGCAGAAACTCTTTATATTTACCACTTTTATAAACAGACCAAGCACCGAGACCCTGGCTACCAAGAATATTCTTGGCGGCTCGGATATTTGTGACAGGATCAAAAAGTTCTTTTTCGCTCTTTAATCCGAATTGCTTCATCCTGGCAGGACCAAGTCCACCATACATGTTTACCTGGAACAAACCATACGATTTGTCCAGCCCAGTGGGGTTGAAGGCTTGCGTGCGCCCTCCAGATTCTGCCAGTGCAATGGCAGTCATTGTGGGAATCTTTTCTTTATCGAAACCCTGTTGCTGAAGCAGGGATGCGATTTCTTGGGCTTTGAGTTGCGACATGTTTTTATACCTCGTTACAGCATCAGCGGAAGTTGGTTTCAAACATAAGCCGAGTACCGACAGCAACATCGGCAGGGCCAGGAAGCGCTTGAATGAATTCAGCGCCTTCCCGGTTGAATCGATACCGAGCTTGCTCGGGATTTCGATAATTGGGGACATAAAGATGTAGGGCTAATCGATCCGTCTCGTATATGTAAATTGCCGTCCATGTTTTCAGCGTGTCCCTAAAATCTGAAGTTGCAATCGTACGGTCAACGTCACCGGCAATACTCTCAATACGACTACGAGGAACAGTATTATTATTCACGCTGCCAGTCATGTCAGTGCGTTTTTCAGCTTCATCGCACCGACCGATCTGTTCGACAATTTTCGAATACCAGAACGAATCCGGGATGTTTTGGACAGCTTCCTCAAGACGCGCCAGGTCACCTGCCGGAATGGACGTGGTGTTGTAGCCCAGGTGCCAACGAACCTTAGATTTGAGGAAATTATCGAGTTGCATTACTCAGAAGAATGCGTTACGGGTACATGAGGCCTAGATGTACCCAGTAACACACTAGCACGCGCAAATTATCACTCTACGCGAATCAAATTGTCCTTAAAAATCTCATCCCAATCAACTCGTTTAATAGATTTCAACTGCTCCAATCTCTGAAACTTCTCAGTTGGCAGCGAAAGCTGTAGATCTTTAATGTCGCGTGCTGTTTTCAGCCCCACACCAGGAAGTGCATCTGCAATCTGGCGTGCACTTGCGGTGTTGATGTTAATACGCGTGTCGAGCGGGAATGTCTCTTTCTTTGTTGGCTTGGCTGGGCGAACCCCTTCTGCCTCCAACTGCGCGGTCAAGCGCTCTTCTGTTTTAATCTGTTCAGTAGTGGCTTCTAGGTGTGGCACTAGATCAGATTCTTCCACATACAGAACCTCATCCTGGGAGTCAAGGCACATGACGATTCCGTCACCATGCTTTGATACCATTTCCACCAGACCACCGGTAACACGGTATTGATACAGCATCTGTGTAATTATTGTCTCTGCTTAGCCTAACAAACTACATCCACAACTTCAAGCAAAGACAAAAAAACGGGCTCCGAAGAGCCCGTCCTTTATTTGTTAATTGATCAGCTGTCGCTACCGCCGACTTGAGAAGCGAAATCAATAAACTCATTGATGTCTTCCCAAGCAACAGCAGCTGCGGGACGCAGATAATTCACGCGGCAGATGATGTAACCGGCCTTACCAGCATCCTTATCAGCCTGACTGATGAACACACCGTCACCATCCACAGTGGTGGAAGTGACAGCGTTCACGTTGAACACCTTGAAGGTGGTGTCCGCAGTGACGCGGTAGAACATCGAGTTGGCAAAGTCAGCAGCCACAATACCAGCGGTAGTGACGCTGGCAGTGAACGGCAGGTCGGCAACAGTGGTGTCGCTCAGACCCTGAGCAAACAGGGAGCTGGTAGCAGAAATGATGGAGCTAGCAGCAGCCAGACCGTTGGCCTGGGTAGCGGGAACACCAAAAGGAACGCCAGCGTTGTTGGGACCAAGCAGCAGACCCTCGGTGCTGGTACCACCGATATCGGCGGTCACAGGCGAAGCGGGGAAGCCAGCAAGGCCACCAGCGGGGATGTCCTGAGCAATGGCGATAGAAGCGCCATAAATGTAAGCAGGACGAGCCGCACTGGCTTGCACCACAAGGGATGTGCGGTTGTCGCGCACACGGTCGTCAGTACGACGATCGGGGGAGGGCACGATGATATCGAAGCTCTTGTAAGAGGCTTTATCGGCGGCCAGGTTATCAATCTTGGCGTAACCGATCAGCTCAAAAGCTTCCACACCAGGCCAGCCATACACACCTTCGGTGTTGTAGGAGGACAGTCGGTTGATTTGATTACCGGGCTGGAGAATAGCGCCGGCCTCTTCTTTGTAAGCAGCCATTAGTTAGTTAACTCCTTTATCACTCAACGATGGTAAAGGCAGTGGTCACGAAGTCCTTATTCAGGTTCGCGAAACCAGCGTACAGCTGCCAAATCAGGATGATGAAGCGGCTGAAGTCATCATTGTTGTTGATGAGCACTTGAGCGTTCGGACCGCCGATACCCACACCAACAGCCTGAGGACCGAAGAACAGACCAGCAGGAGTGGTACGAGTCGCAGCGCCGCCACCACTACCGATGTCGACAGAGATGTTCTTGTCGGGGAAGTTGGTGGATTCGAAGAAACGCACACCTTCGAACACGAAGCCGGAAGGCATCACAGGTTCGCCAGCGACGAACTGAGCTTGGCCATACTGACCGCCACCATAAAGAGCAGCGTTGGGGGCCATCATACCCATCAGCGGGTTGGGCTGACCCATGCCAGGATAGCGAGCCACTTCACGGAAGCCCTGGTCAGCACGCAGATCCTTCATGAAGGAGGGATCGGCGATACAACGGTAGTAACCGTCAGCGAACACAGGAACGTTACGCTTACGCAGCTGCTTGACCACCTCAAGAAGGTCGGTCTTCACGTTGAACTTGAAGCGCTCAGAAGCGTATTCGGTGGCGCTATAAGCGTTCAGGCTGCTGGCGGAAGCCTTGACCTTGCCGTTGGGGTAGTAGTAACCACCTTGGGTATCCGAAGCGGCACCACGGGACTCGGACTTGAACAGCTCGTCCAGGAACACCCGGTCGCGCCAACGACGGTAGTCGTCGAGCAGAGTCAGCGAACCGATGGACTGGTGGAACATGTTGAGGTTCCCGGTGTCCAGCAGCAGACGCTGAGCGGTCATCAGAGTCTCACGAGCAATCTTGAAGGTGCTCGGGAGGTTTGCGTTGTTCGGGTCAGCAGGACCAGTGTACTCACGCAGAGACACCAGCACCTTGTCCTTCACGATGGACCGGCTGTTGGCGGTACCGATGGTTTGATCCTGGGTACGCTCGCGGTTGGTCTTCGTGCCGGGGTTGCCCCAGAAACGATACCGGTCAAGCTGAACGGTCTGACCGGGCTGTTTGGTGAAGTCGTGGACGACTACCGGCTCGCAAGCCATCTCCACGATATAAGCCGGATGGGGGCGGTACAGCTCCGCACCCAACAGCTTAGGGAAGTCGTTATCAATAAACATGTTGGTATTACAGCGTAGAGTTTTAGCTGATACCAGGATCTAGAAGATCCTTGGTAGCAGTAACCAGGAAGTCAGTGACCTAATTAGTCACTTACTCCGCGTTACTACCGGCCTGGAACTTCTGTCCCATTAAAAAAATTATAGCAATCCTTTATCAACCAGGATTATTAACTAACCTCGATTTACCATCATGGGGCGGTTATAGCCAGGAAGTAAATTACCTTCCGTATATTGAGTGGGGGCCATAGTACCCAATTCACGATAAGGATTGATGTATCCATCAGCCGGCTGCATATCAATCTGAGCAGCCTGGATCTCTGGATCAATCCCACGCGCCCCAATTTGTTGAATCGGAAGCTGTTTTTCTTCGATCTTGGGTTTGGTCTTGGACTGTTTTTTCCGCTCAGTTGATTTCTTAACGGCTTTCTTGGCTTTAGATTTGTCCATCAGTTGCGTCCTTTTTTCTGGGGCATGGGAGGTTGGATGCCAATCGGCAATTGGCCGGTAGGAGGCATCATGGGAATCATCGCGTATTGTTCCTGATTGATCAGCTGATTTTGTACAGTCTCAGCCGCCCGTTGAAATTGGGGAGCAAGGAGACCATTACGCGGAAGCGGAGAACCAGGCAGGTTAAGTTTTAAATAGGATGAATCTAAATCCTGAGGCATCTTGGGCTGTGGTGCATTTGGCTGACCAACCACCGGGCCGCCATTCATCGAGCGAATAGCAGCATATTCATCAATGTTCCCAGATTGAACTTGTCGAGCCACATCACCAGCGCCAAAGGCTACAAGCCCCGGAGCGCCAATCGGACCGCCTGCAGTACCAATAGCGGCCAAAAACTGATCGGCTCTGTCCCTGGCACTTGCTTTCTTAGACGCCATAGCAATCTCTAATAAAAAAGGGGCAGCTTTACTACCCCTTATTTTACATTCAGTGTATTAACTAAATCACTCCATCACCAGGAGCTTCTGACGGAAGGCATCGGGAGAAGCCATGTTCAGATAGCGCCAGGCGTTGGCGGGATCGCGCTCAGCAACGCTGCCGAAGCTGTTCCAGAACTCAGCAGGGTTGCCTTGGGCTTGGGGCTGAGGGGGGATCGGCATCTCGGGGCGCTGAGGAGCCACAGGGCGCTGGAACTGTTGACCAACTGCTTGAGCCTGGGGACGAGCGTAGCCAATTTCCTCATCAGGGATGGGATAGGGGCCATTCTCACCGAAGAACTCACAGGTGTAATCAGCGAGCACGTCAGGATCAGTCAGGATCGTCTCATAAGCTTTGTGCTCATTAGAGAGTTCCTGAAGGAGGCTGACAGCTTCCATCAGCTGGTTGTTGGTGGTGATCAGCGCATCCTCAAGCTGACAAGCGTAGTTGTTGAGGATGGCAGGAACATCAGGACCGAAATGGTCAATTACTTCAAGACTTGCCTCGCTTACCCCGTTGGCGCGGAGCTGCTGGGGGCTGATTTCCAGCGAAGTTTGGGAA